ATAAACTTTTTTCTTATTAGGTTTTATCCTAGGTCTATACTTAACAGTTTTGAGATCTCTTGCAACAGGATTTCTATTACTCGTGTATACACGTTTCACAGCTACATTTTCCGCTAAATTCACTTGGTGGTCCACCCCACGTAGAATGTTCAGCATAGTTACAGTGACAAGGGCAATCACAAACTACACATGAAAGGGGTTTACTCATTATTGAATGATAAGTTTTTTAATTGATAGTGAGCCATCAATGTTTTCTTCTAGCTCTGCACTACCACGCCAGCATTTGTAAGTAACAGATGGACTGTATTGTCTCTCCGCTTCGCGCTTGTGGCGTAAACATAGAGCCATGTTATTTTGAATACGTGCTTCCTTAATTTCTCCGTTAACGAACATGAGAAGAGCGACTACAGCTTCGACCATAATTTTAACCTCTAATAAACAAATATATAATAACAATAGCTAATATAGCCACTGCTTTATATGTAGCTGTCTTATCTAAAAACGCCATAACAGAGCTTATGACTCCATGTTTTTTAATGCTATGTTTTATTTTTTCAATCATAAAAGATGTATAACCTATAATTAATAGTGTGTCTTCCCTTTATTTTTACGTTTTCTGCCCATATAATAGTCTGATG